CGGAGTGCCAGTTGAGGCAGTCAGCGTTACCTTGCCTGACACGGCAGATGGGGTCAGCGTGCCGGCAGGGTTTGTAAATGCTGGGGTAAACGCATACTTTGGCGTTGAGTCAAAAGTTATGTTGCTTATTGTCCAGTCAGCATCCGTTGCGCCACGCACAATTTTTATGGGGATGATATCTGGGTGGACAATAATCAACGTATCAGCAGACTGAGTCCAGTTGATCTCAGCTAGCCGTGCGCCGGTCAGGTCGTATGATGTCGTGTTCAGGTAGTCTATCGTGCCGCCATTGATGTCCATTACCTGAGCGCCGTTCTTGAACACGTACATCCGATAATGCGTAAAGCAGAGCATATAGGAGTCTGTGACCGAGAACTCAAACGGCACCAAGCGGGTACCGTTGCCGGCAGACTCGGTGCTAGTGTTTGGCAAGCTCATAATGTACTTCGTGCCGGGACGACGACGCACACCACCCTGCGGCTGGACTATGACGTTGGTAGCCTCCTCCATGCCGTTCTGGTGCGCCTGCAAGTCAACACGGGCTCGCAGCAGCGGATCTAACTCGCCGCTTGAAAAGTTGGTCTGAACGCTTACAAACCGCGCCATCAGAACCTCACGTCAACCAGAGGGAAATCTTGAATGACAGGCACAGGCTGACCCTGCCCGTCCATTGTTGTTGCAATGCGCATATAGCCGCCACGGCCATTGTCAGCAGGCGAGCCAGTCGCTACACCCTGCCAATACTGCGCCTTCTCTACTTGGTCTGTAACCGGCATAGCCAGGTGCCAAGCCATCATGTACTTCATAAGCTGAACGAAATACACCGGCATCTCGTACTCTTGCACGTCGTACGGGTAATCGATGTAGATGGTTTCTTCGTCGGTCAAGAGCTTGTCTTGGAAAATCCGATATGCCCGGATGCTTCCTGCACCAGGCTGGTTGGTGGTCACAACCATCCGTGGCGGCCCAATGCGGTCACCAGGAAGCTGGAACTCATACTTGTATTCAGTCGTTGGGGTAGTAACTAGCTTGGATATCTGTGTTTTCTTGTACACAAACGACCACGGGTACATCAAAAGGGTTTGCTTCTTGACATCCTGGTATAGCGTATCGGCAACATTTGCCGCGTCCGTACCCTCCGTAAATGAGGATATCGCTTTGGCTCCCAGCATTTGCAGGGCGGCAGAGCAGATCTTAATCGCGTTATCACCGGCGGCCATCGTTAATCCCCAATACGGTTATTGCTGAGATATCGCTATTTGTAATGGTTAGTTGCCAAAAAGGGAAGTGTTGTGTTAGCACTTCTTGCCACCAATCCAAAGGTTTTACGATTAAATGTGCATTTCTCCCGTCGGCCAGTACCTTTGCCGCCGGTCTTGTGGAGATTGCCAGATAGACCGCCTTGTCTGCGTACTCCCTAATATCTATCAAAACATTGGTTAGTAGATCTGGCTCAACGTGCTCAAGCACATCACAGCAGGCCACCATGTCAAAAGTACCCTCTGGCCTCATTGAAAATTCAGGCACACAGGGATCATACGAATATGCCGGTAGATATTCCCGCATAGTACCTTTCCCGCACCCATAGTCCAGCAGAGTCTTAGACTCAGTCTCGGCCATAAAGTCGGCAATCTTGTCGTATAACGCCTCCCTTCGGCGGGAGCCGTACTTGGGATTTTTGTGAAGATGCTCATTCAAATCCCTGTATTCTTGTGAAATTAGCATGGTTTTCCTAGCATTTGCATAGTCTTGCCACTCATGGAATATACCCCATGCGTCTTGCCATCATCTATGTGCGACTGCAACAATTTGAGCCAGTGCTCAATTTGGGCATTAGTTGCGTATCCTTGGCCTTGGCTATATTTGTTTGGATATGATTGGATGTATTTGTGATTCCCAGGTTCTAGTCCAATACCTGCCATTATTACCTCGTCAAATCCCATGCCATGCCTAGCCCACATTGCGCCTGCTACGCCGCTAGAGCCCTTAGCCCAAGCCAAGTCTGGCCAAAAGTAATCAATTGCTTCAAAGGCTTCCTTGCCCTCTTGAGTATGCCATGTGAACTTGCGGTTCATCTGGGATGCTCGCGGCCTTGCATGAACCCGTATTGGCCTGCTAGAGGCATCCTTGATCTGCTTGGTCATCTCGCAGTGCTGAGTCCATACGTGCTCAATCTCAGGGATAACCGATGCGGCAAACTTTACCCCTAGGGTTGCGGCGTCTGGCCTTAGCCTACGCGCTTCTTCTAGGTCTACAAAAAGAGAAGGGGCTGCGCCACACAAGATGGCACAACCCCTATGCTTGGTAGGGTAAACCCTATCCAATTAGTCGCTGTCGGTAGCGCTTACAGTTGTACCGTCACCGATGTCAACTACGCCGCTTGAATTGGAGTTGACATAGGTCAGCACCAAAGACGGGGTCGTTGTGTCGTAAACAAAAAGGATGTCGCCAACAGACAGAACGCTGGACAGGTCGTTGAAATACCCGGAGGTATTCACGGTTGCCTGTGTGTCAGACGTTTTGTAGAGGTACATCGAAGGTGCGTTTCCGGCCTTGGAAGCGCATACGGTTACGAAGCCAGTTGCAGAATAAGCCATTTGTCTATCTCCTTATACCGAGTCAGTGGTTTGGATTTCGACAATACCCTCTGCGTCGATTGCAATTGCACCAGCCGAGAACACAGCATTTACTAACCAGCTTGTTTTCTCAGGGATGTAATTGATCTCTGTGCGGGGAGCGATGCCCTCTGCATAGCCGACTGCGTCGCGGTGGAAAGCCCACAGCTTGCGCTCGGAAGATGCAACAGGCAGGCCGCCTTCGTCACGGTCACCGATTGTGTGGAAGGTAAAGCCGAGGAACGTGTTCAACTCGCCCGACACTAAAGCGCGGACAGTGTTGAAATCAGCCGAAGTAACAGCCGTCTCAGCCAGCAAGGAAGCCAAGCTGTTTGCATGAATAATCATGTTACGGCCTTCCATCGGGACGTTGTTCTTGTCCAGAGCTTTCTTAGCTGCGCGGAGCTTAGCTACGTTCAGACCAGTGTCCGTACCACCCTCGTCCTCAGTAACGACCAATGACGTGCTGGAATTGGCCAAAGCGTTGAGGATGAGCTGGTCTTGACGACGGCCAATAGCGTTAGCAACAACCTTAACAAGCTCATTACGCTCGTCAAAGTTGACTTTAGCCTGCGAGAAAATGTCCGAATATTCGGCAGCGTTCCAGTCCTGCATGGTAGCAGTAACGGTCGAGAAGCCGACGTTCATGGGGGTTACATCGGATTGGGGAACGCGAGCAGTCGCAATACCTTTACCGACCTTTGGGAACTTAACAGTTGAGCCTTCAACACCCCGACGCTGACGAACAGCAGGAACCAGTTTAGCAACACCCTGGTAAGCCTGTTTAACTTCAGCATCAAAGAGCGTTACAAAGGCATTTGACAATGAAACAGCCATTTGAATCTCCTTGAAAGTTAAAAAAAGTTTCGCCGCTTCGGTTAGCCAGAAGATTCTGGGCCTACTGCTTGCGCCTTACGGACGCCAATCGCCTGTTCCCAGGTGGTCAAGGGCCGGTGTTCTGGTATGCCTTAATGCGATTTCTAATCGTTATGATTCGCATTTGCAATAGGGGTTCAAAAAAAATCCCCCTAGCCGGAGTCAGGCTAGAGGGACTAAAGCCACGAAGGAGAGTGGCGAGGAGGAAAATGTTGCCTGTATTTTAACTGAAGTGTTGAGAAAACATCTTCTCAACCTTAGCCCGATATGCGGGATCGCTCTGGTACTTGGGATCTCCAACCATAGCGTATAGCTCGTCTTTGCTGGCCACCCCTTCTATTGGGGCTGAGTTCACAGGAATCTTGATGTTCTCGTAAGACTCACGCAGCTTGAGCATCATCTTCAAGCCCTTGGCTGTACCAGCCGCATACTTGAACTCATCAAAGTCGTCCTTTGAGAAGATGCCCTTACGGACTAGGCCAGATGCCCAGTCAACCGCGCCCTTAATCATGGCGTCAGCATTGGGGCCAAGAGCCTTGCGCTCCTGGTCAACAGTCATGCGTACCTGCTCTTGCTGGTCGCCTGCCATAGCCATGTAATCGCCCACTAACTTATCTAGTGCCGATTGGCTAACCCCATACTCCTGAGCCCAACCTAATACCGTGGTGCGTAATGGGTCGTCCTCTGGAGTGTCTCCAAAAACGCTGGTGTCGTACTTACCATCTGTCGGAGCCTTGTGCTTGCCCTGGCTGATCTGCTTACGCAAATCCTGCCAAGACTTAGCAATAGCCTCTAGGTCTGGTGCCGCCTCATCTTTTTTCCAGAAGTTCTCTGGCCACCAGTCGGGACGCTCTAACGGCTCGTCGTCATCCTCCTTTGCGCTCAAATGATCAATCTGGGTCTTAGTAGTATCTACCTGCTGGCCCTGCTCATCGGTGGGTGAGACACCGTCGAGTAGGCCAGTTTCTTGGCTTTCGCCTTGAGCACTGGGCTCGCTTGCTTGGGTTTCCATTTACAGGTTCCTTGCTTTGGTTATCCGTGCAATAAACTCCCGAATCACGCTATTCTGTCCCTCTCGGTAGAAAGCGTAACTTGGGTCAGAACCCGGCACGGCAACGGGCTGATCTAGGTATGCCTGGTCTAGCCATTGCATAAGCTTCTGGCCATCCTCGGAGCCAAAGACCCGAAGGCAGAGCTTGTTTAAGTCATCTGCCTTCGTTGTTGTTTCTCTGATATCTGTCTGGACGGCTTCTAAATCTTCCCAGCCGCCGGCCATCAGACCATCTTCCCGACTACTTGAGCCGCCAACTCAGGGTTGGCTTCGGCAGCTTGAGCCGCCATCTGAGCACCTTCTTGTTTCATAAACTCTCTTTCCTCTGGTGTTGTACGCAACCTCTGCGGGATGCCTAACTTCTCTGCGATGTAATCCAACATCTCGCCAGTCTTAACCGACATCTGGCCTTCTGGGCCAGCCTGAGCTGCGATCTGAGCGTATTGCAGAATGTTGTTTACTTCTTCCATGCTCTGAGCCATAGCCAACGGAGCTACGGCAGAGACACGCACTTCCAGGCCATTGACCCGTAACGGCAGGTCAATAAGTCCACGGTCGTCCATGACTTGCAGGATCTTGCTTACCAACGGAATCATTGTCTCATTTATGAGACGCCCAAAGGCTGAGCCCAAGTTCTGAGCCAGCTCCTTCATACGTTCTACGACTTCTGTCGCAGAGCGTGCAGACATATTGTCTGGAGGGAGGCTCTCGTCGAGGAGAATCCGTTTGATGTTTTGCCGTAGATCGTTGATGACGATTTGCGATACGTTGAAATCACCTGAACGTGGCAGCGCCCGTAACGATTCACCTTGAGGGCCTCCATTGCGAGCGACCGGAATAATCGCTCCTGGGACAATCTTGATCGTGTTGGGGTTAAGTACGCCGTCGTCTGCTGCCGTATAGACACCAGCAATAGCAAGGCTGGCGTTTTTAAGGAGTAGCTCAAGTGTTTTATTAAGGGTCTTGATATCCGGAAGCGCAGTGATAAGCGGCCCTCGACCATAGATTTCTCCTGCTACTTTCATGTACCGGCTGACAACCCAGGGGCTGATCTTCATTTTGCGGTACACAATTTCAGACTTAGACTCTTTGTGGATAACGTAATACGAGTAGTCACCACGCTTGGGGTCAATGATCGTTGCCTCAATAAGCTCAACGTCCTCGGTTGGCTTATCCTTGACCAGACGGGCAAGAGTCCCCTCAATCGTCGCGTCCGTCCACTGGCGCTGAATTGCCTCAGCCTTGATCCTCATCCGGCGATAGACGTTGTCTACCTGGCCATTGGCGCCTTCTTCAAACGCTACAAGGTACTGCGGGACGGGGATAAAGTTGATTGGGTTTGTGTCATCACCAGGCTGAACCATCATTACGGCAGTGCCGACAGACAGGTCAAGCAAGAACTCGCCCATAGCAATGTCAAAGTTTGACTGCTTCATGGTCGCAAAAAGCTTCTCGTTATATACATCTAACGCAGCTTGAGCTTCAGGCTTGCGGTCATCAGGAATGTCCGGCCCCGGCTCTAAGCGGCACCACTTGCGCTGTGGGGGGAAGATTCCAGACTGGAGGCGGTTAGCAAAACGCTGAACTGAGTTGATGGCCGTCGAGTCAAAGACCCGGTTCATCTTCTTGGCGCCACCTACCTTGCCCTCCCAGTAACCGTCGTACAGGTTGCGCTGCGGCAAAGCAAACTCGTAGGCGTCCTCATACAAATCCCTGAAGTCGTCCTTCTTGCGAAGCGCCATGTCGTGACGCTTCAGTACATCTTCAACCTTTAGTCTTTCGGCCATTGCTAATCCTTTTTGTGCTTTGCGGCGAACGAACGGGCCGCTTCTTTGCTACCGAAGCCCCAGGCTTTGAGGGCGAGCTTGAGGCGGGTGGGTCTACCTTTTTCGTCTGTGAGAGGCCCAGCCATGCCGCCAAATCGCGCAGCAAAGCTAACACGCCTCGGGTTCGTACCAGACTTAACCGGGGCTTGGAGGTTGCCGCCTTCCTTGTTTTCAAAGTGCTTCCTGCCTGCTTCATTTAGTCCACCTTCCGGGTTTTGATGTTTCTTCTGTACCATTACTCGTACCACTCAATCATCAAGTGAGCCATGTGTGCTTGGCCACTTCTGTTTGTCAGCCTAAATAAATAAGTTGTCAGAGGCGCTAAAACATATTGAAACGAAAATGCAACAGCTCCACCAGCCTGACCACCAGACCCACCGGGAAGGAACTCTCCGGTCAAAGCCGTTCCGGTAGTAGTGACTGTCGGGTTGACGAGTATTGCGCTTGAGCTCGTATTGGTTGATGACCTATAACGATTGATGGCTGTAAATGATGTGCCACCAGTTACCGTTGCGTTTTCAAAAATAGTGAATTCCGCATCCCCACCACAAGCAACATCAAACACTAGGTGAGGATATTTACCCGTAGCCCAAGCAACGGCAATATCAATAGACGCATTGTCAGCCAGTTGATTTGCATCGCCATTTAAGTAGTAAGCATAGAAGGCTCTACCTTCGTGCAACCTAATATGGTTAATGTCAGCAACTACAAATGGCTTTTCAGATCCAGCTACAACTTGGTTGCCATCTTTGTCAATAAATGTTGACGTAACAAATCTTGACTTTGTATTGTCAGATTCTCGCTGAACGATAATCGCCATTATTTCTTAGGACGCATGGCGGTTTTTGCCGCCTTCTTAAATGCTTCCTCGGTTGGCGCACCTTTGGAACCGGGCTTACGCATCTTCTCGCCTGAACCTTCTTTTATACGCTCACGCTTTTCGTGGATGTTGGCATAGAGTCCGGGCTTCATTTCTTGGCCATCCCTGCCTGAGACATGGCGATTGCCACTGCCTGCTTTTGGCTTTTGACCACTGGGCCACCCTTGCCAGAGTGCAAAGTTCCGGCCTTGTACTCACGCATAACCTTGGCCACCTTCTTTTGCATCTTGTCTTTTTTGTCCATCATTAGACACCAGTACCGAGGGTTTGTTGTAGCCCAGTCTCAGGAGCAATACGCGCCTCAGACAGAAGCGCACGGCCACCACGGCGAGCACGGCGGCGAGCTGCCGTATCTTCAGCGGCTGCTTGTGCGGCTGGCTTTTCAGCCGGCTTTGTCACATCTCTCATTTGATCTGCAACAGTTCCCTGGCCACCATCTTTGCGCGGCAAATCCAATACTTTTTTAATGCTGCCAACTGCACCACTCATAATTAAGTCCTTTCTGTGTTACCCATGCCCAAAGTTTCCAACCCAAGTTCAGGAGCCACACGGGCTTCTGACAATAACATCCTTGACCCACCACGCAAACGAGCACGGCGTTTGGCCGCTGACTGCTCAGCCAAGTCCACACGCTCTGCCTCAGCCTGAGCTGCTAGCCGTGCGTTTTCCTTGCGCTGCTCCTCAAGCTGACGCTCGGCTGCGCTGTTATCGGGTTTCTTAAACATTCCACTCATATCAGACCCTCGACATCATTAAGTAATCTACCCCGTCCACGCCGTACTTGCGTAAGACCCCGTCGCACTTAAAGCCTATGGCATGAGCCCACTTCTCTGCGCGCTTATCCGTAGTTCTAACGGTTAATTGGATACGGTGCAATCCCATAGATATCTTTGCGATATCCATCACCTTATAGCCAACCTTTGTAAGGGTTACAGGAATTTTCCTTACCTTCTCGTCTGGCACTAACCACGTCTCAGCAACACCTTTCCAGATAGACACAAACCCAAAGATGGCAATGGGCTCCATGTTCAGGAAGGCAGTAACTGCTCCACCCATAGCGGCCTGGGTTGTCAGCAAGTCCTTGACCTCGTCCGGCCTAGCGACCACCAAGACCTCCTCAGAGTCAACCTTGATCCGGTCTACGTGAGCAGGGGAGAAGGGCATAAAGAATAGCCCCTTTCGTTTATTGGCTTGGTTTAGCCGTTCAGCGAGTACCAAAGATATCAAAGTCAGCGTTCACTACCGTTTGTGCTATCCGGGTATCTGCGGTCAGCCCACTCTTGGTCATGCGCTTATGCTCGCCACCGCCAAGCAGAAGATAGCCAAAGGCGTCGCCTACGTGTGAGTGTTCATTTTTATTTGGTGCATCGCGGAATCTTTCCTGTCCCGCACCTACCGCAATACGCTTAAAATGATACCCGCCGGCAAGGGCTTTCCGGAGGAGCTTGCATTGCCTATTCACAATCAAACCGGGCTTGCCATTGATTAGCCTTTGCATGGGCGCAGCCGATGCTTCCCGTCTAACCTTGAAGTCGTTGCTATGTGTAGGCTGGGCTCTGAGCCCTAGTGTCCGCAGGTGGTCAAAGGCTGTTACCTCGTAGATCGCATCCCTTTGCATACCCGCCGGGTCACCCCAAAGCATAATCTGGCACTTAGGGAATCTAGCATTGAGCTCAGCCAAAAGCTGCTGGCCAAAGCGTTCTAGTCCCATGTCAAAGGTTACGATCTCATGGACTATGACCCAGCGGCCATTGTTTAGCCTCTGGCCTATGACTGCGGCTGGTGTCAATCCAAAGTCTAGCCCCACCTGGATTGGCAGAGCTGGATCGTATTCAACGTCGTCCACCATCATATTGTCGTCGTACTCTGGCCAGACTGGTCTGCCCTCTTGGACGTAGGTGTACTTGCCCTCGGCGTAGCATCTAATCCAGTCCAGGTTCTTACCCATGAGCATCTGCTGGTAGTAGCCTGCCGGAAGGTTGTCGATATTCTCAGCCTTGGGGTTTAACTTCCACCATTTGCCAGACGCAAAGATATGGTCGTTGGCTTCTGGATTATCTGGCAGCTCCTCTGAGGAAACCTCGACAATCCCACCTGGCTGCTTAAAGAATGACCAGCCGTACTGCCCAGTCATCTTTTCTTTCTCGGACAGCCTAAACCACCAATGGTCGTCATCCATTGGGTTGGTATCCATCCAGATACCGTGCCAGCTAGCACCACCATCGCGCTTGGTTGGGTAGCGGCCAACCCGGTGAGTCAGCCCGTCGATCACAGCCTTTGGTAGTTCTCTAGCCTCGTTGACCCAGGCGCCTGTCAGCTCCAAGGACAGAAGCTTACGCACGTCCTTTGGCTGGTCTAGGGCTAGGAATATGACCTCCATGTCTATACCGGAGGCGTCTCCCCTGGATGGGAGCCGTATATGGTGGGTAATCGGCGGCGTCCAGAGCATCGGCCCGAAGGTGTTCTCTGGAAACAAATCAAGCCAAGTCTTGATTGTTGTGGTCTTGAGCATTGGGTACGAGTTACGTACCACAGCCCATCGCGAGTACCTTATTCCATCTATGGGACTAGGCTTTTGCTGTACTGCCTTCATCATAATCTTGGCAGCGCAGGCATACGACTTGCCTGATCCTACTGGCCCCATTAGTCCTTGCACAAACGAGTTAGACTCAATGAACTTATAGACTTCAGGCGACTTACTGAAGTTTAGATTCAGTCCTGTTACGGGTAGTTCTTTGGAGCTACGCTCTTTAGTCTTAGCCATTTTTAGCCGCTAGGTAGAGTCCGACATTGCCAATGCTATACCCAACAAAAGCAATACCAAGACCCACATTGCCGTGTCTAACAAGATCGAAAGCAACGATTGCATATACGATTCCGATCACGGCTATTAGCCACGCCGCCATTCAAGCCACCCCGCTAGAACAATAACAAAAACCATTGTTAAAACAAACCATGCCACATTTTGAGCAAGTAGATGTTCCGGCATTTGCTTCTCCTTTGAATAGTTTTATTGCGTCTTTCCATGCGATTTCAGCGCACGCCTTCTCGTCCTCAGACCACTGGCGAGCATCTTGCCTTGAGCGCACCCAATCGTCAAAGTTAATCATCCAACCCTCCGTTTAGCTTTTTATATTCCATAAACCACAGGTCGCTATGATCCGTAGTCTGGTAGTTAGCAAAGCATGGCGTACCAATGGTGTAGTGGTATAGATGAGCGTACTCATTGATTGGATACTCTAGTACCAGCCAGTTCCAGGTAATAGGTATTTCCCCTATCTCTCCGTCGTGCAGCCAGCTAAAGCGATGCAGGAAAGGGCCATCAAGATGTTGGATCATCTCTGGCGTAAGGCTGCGGTTAGCTGAGTGCTCACAGTTCCACAGGATCAGGCTTGACCAGTTTTTTCTTGGGTAATCGTAGTTCTTATTTCCAAGATACTTGCTGGAGTGCATGGTTTGGTATTCGTGTTTGGCGACCATGACGGCGTACTTATCGTTACGCATTTCCCAGAGTCGGGCGATATCTTCACGGCAGACCATGTCCCCGTCTGCGAAGATGGCCCAACCACGGTAGCCCATGAGATGCGGTACGAGGAACCTTGAATAGATGAAGTCATTTGATCCGTCTCTCTTTCCGTCTGAGCCGTGGGCCACAAGCGGGGTAAACCGCACAGGCTGGCTAGTACGACTAATCACAGATTGGCAAAAGGTGTGATACGCCACAGCCTCTCGTTGGTCAAAGCCTACGACTAGGTCGATCATTCTTTCACCTCCACGTCAACAGGTTCAGGCGCTTGCACGTTAATACCAATGACTGACGGTTTATCGTCCCCGTCGTCTGGGTTATCAAGAAGTCCAGACGCTTTTGCAAGTAGACGCAGCACCCCAACTTTGTCGTAAAGTTCAACGTCCAGCGTCTGCGTACCATCCTTTTCACGCTTGACCCTGATATTTTTGATTGCCTGCAAGGCGTGGTCAGGAATTTGACTTGACGCTTTAACCTTGACATTTCCGTCCTCGTCCCAAGTTAGGATATCTGTGATCTTGGTGTTGGCCATAGACAGCAACGAAAAGGCCACAGCCTCCCGGTTTTCAACAATGGTAGCCGAGCGTTCTAGCCGGCGGGAGATGGAGCGCACCCCACCCCAGCCATTTAAGCTTGGCACCTGCTCAGAGATACGCGACTTAGTTCTGGCCATCAGAAGGGTATGTCGTCGTCTTGAAAGCCATTGGCCTTACCCTGGTTGTGAGCATCCTGTGGCGGGAAAGGTTGGTGCGCTGCGGAATAGACTTCCCCTTGTTGTACCGGGTTTCCAATCTTGACGGTAATGTAGGGTTTGCCATCCTTAGTCTTTTTGTTTGTAACGTCTAGCCAGTGGCTCTTGCCATCTGGGAGCATTACCTTGCCACGAAAGTCTGCGTGCCAGTCTGCTGTCTTTTTGTCGTTAGGGAAGGCAGAGCCTTGTCCTGGTTTCACTTCATATGCCATTGTTTTCTCCTCAAGGTGCTAGTTTTGATTCCCTAGCCGCAGCTAGGTATTCGTCTGCCTGCATCAGCTTGACCTTCTGGTCAGCCAAAGATTGTGCAACCTGGGGAACGGTAAACCCCCTCCTCAGCAATTGCAATACAAAGTCATGCAACAAGTCATTTACTGTCATACCACTCTCCTTAAAATAAGCCCTACACGCCTCTCAAACTACTCACCCTAGGCAAGGGTAGCACCCCACTATCACCAGCCTGTCCTAGGTACCTTAAAACGCTTCCTATCCGTATCGCCATCTGCCAGACAAACCCCGTGGAAGGAAAACATGGGGAAAAATTGTGAGTAACCCCCCTCGATACGGTGGGAGGGTGGGGGGAGGGAAGGTGCCTTCTCCACGGAAACCGAATCGTATCTGACCGCGACCCCCTGCTTTGCAATTGCCAATCCACCCCCATGTCCCTGTCCTGCCATCAAACGGTCGTCTGCGAACGTGACACCCTAGCCAATCAGCCCTTCGCATACCTCAGCCAGCCTCGT